TAAAAACAACTTGAGCATAGAACAGGCTCAGACATCGGAAACCGCCTCGAAAGAGGTTTTTTTGGTTTCTAAGACAAAAAAACTAGAGAGTTTTGAGAACAAGGTTTATCTGACTGATTTAGAACTAAAAGAACTGCTTTCACTAGTAGGATTCAAGGGTCAAGACCTTGTAGTTGCTTGGGCAGTTGCTAAAAAAGAGTCTAATGGTCGTCCATTGGCTTTTAACGGCAATCACAAGACTGGTGACTCGTCTTATGGTATGTTTCAAATTAATATGATTGACGCTCTTGGTCCTGATCGTAGAACTAAGTTTGATCTTGAGTCAAATGCTGAACTATTTAATCCCGTCAAGAATGCAGAAATTGCATACTACATGACAAAGGGTGGAGATGATTGGTCCTCATGGAAGGGCATCACTCCAAGAACCAAATACTGGATGGCTAAATTTCCTAAGTAGTATATCAAATTAGGACCCCTCTTAGGAGGGGTTCTTTTTTGTTTCTTTGAGTATCCAATTGTAGGTTTTTTCAATTCCGTCTCTTAGAGACATTGAATAATCCCAGTCCAACTTTTCTCTAACCAGGTCGTTATTGGAATTTCTTCCTCTAACTCCCAAAGGTCCAGGTATATGCATCTTACTCAAAACTTTGCCTTCAATACTGCAAGCAATGTCTACTAACTGGTTAATAGTAACCATTTCCTCAGACCCAATGTTTACAGGGCCAGTAAAGTCTGATTGCATTAGCCTTCTTGTTGCTTCTATGCATTCATCTATGTATAGGAATGAACGAGTTTGCTCTCCATCCCCCCAAATTTCTATAAAGCCATCTGCTTGTATAACTTTTCGACACATTGCAGCAGGAGCCTTTTCTTTTCCACCATACCAAGTTCCTTCTGGTCCATAAATATTATGATATCTGGCAATCGCTACAGGAATCTTGTTGTTTCTATTAAAGGCTAAGAACATTCTTTCACTAAACAGTTTCTCCCAGCCATACTCGCTGTCGGGATCTGCAGGGTATGCATCAGACTCTTTAAGTCCAGGATTATTGACATCCAACTGCTTATAGTCAGGATACATACAGGCAGAACTGGAATAGAATATTTTAGTCTTGTTAATGTCATATCTTGTATTTAGTCTTGACTGGGCTCTAAGAAGATTAAGGTTTATTAGTGCAGAGTTTTCCATAATCTGAGAATCATTGTCTCCAGTAAATATATAACCAGCACCACCCATGTCTGCTGCAAACTGGTAAATTTCATCAAACCCAGTAATTAACTTATAAGGAATCTCACTATAAAAGTTTCCTTGATAACCTTTAAACTGAATTACCTTTTCAACATTTTCATAAACAGAAAGGTCTCTTTCAATAAACTCGTCTGCCTGTGTATTAGAAAAATCTGGATGTTTTAAGTCAACACCTCTGACCCAATATCCTTCAGATTTGAGTCTATTAACCATGTGGCTGCCGATAAATCCTCCTGCACCTAAAACCAATGCTGTTTTCATCTTATTCTTATCTTTCTATCTGTTCCAGAATACATCCAATGATTTTCATTACCCTCAGTAAAATCTAAATCTATTTCCTCTGTAATTCCGTTACGTCCATAGATTAATTGTTTATCAACAACTGGAGAATAAACTTTGGCTGTTGGAGACAATAGTCCTGCCCAAAAAGAAAAACTACTATTTCCTCTAAATATTGTTCTAGCAAAATACATTTTTAGCCAATCATCAAGAAAATCAAATCCTAACTTTTCATCAAACTGAGCACCTTCTGGATAAGACCATGGCAAAAAGATCATGTCTGGTCTATCTTGATGCCACTTCTTGGTGTGATCATTTGATATCCATTCAATTTTTTCTTTGTCATAACCAAACTTTTCAAAAGCAGCAAAATAAGAATCTTTAGAAACTACAGAATATCCCTGTTCATTATTAATATTATAGTTAACATCTGCAATGTCTCCTCTTCTAAGATGGGCAACATCATATGTTCCTGCTTTTGACTCCCAATGCTTGTAAACTTTTGACTCTTTGATTAAATCGCTTAACTCAAAAATGTGCTTTATATAAGAAAGTTCCATTTGATCAAAAATAGACTCCTGATATGCGTTAGTATCGTTAGTAACAATAGAACAATTATTATTTTTGTATGGATCTTCTGGGTGCCAATTTCCGTTCCAGTATATTGAACCTGGATAATACTTTAATGTTTCATTATTTCTTTCTTCTAATGGTCTTCCGCCATTTTTTAAATATTCTCTTAACTCTGGAAACTCTATTAAAGACTCTGTTGCATTTTTAAACATTACAGAACCTTCCCAGTTTGAAAGAAGTTCAAGATCCATATTGTTTTTATGTGCATAGGTTTTAGCAAATGCATACTCGTGCATTCTAATTCCAAACATTCCAGTCCAGGCATTAATGATTACTTTATTTTTGCTCAACCCAGTCATCCTCTGCTATTTCTTTTCTAATAACTGACAAATATGAAGGACCTTTTGTAAAATACCAATGCTCTGGCTCTGCAAAATGAAAGAATGTCATAGCAACTTTATTTGTTTCTGGATTAGGAAATTTTTCACGCCAATGCATTTGATCATTGCCGTAATATGCGAGGGCCTGATTAGGGTAAAGAGTATATGCTTTATCTTCAACAAATAGATCCCATGGATCTTCCTGATAAACGCACATGTCGAGAGTGTAGGTGCATGCGTTGTCATCTTTATGCTTGTATAGACTTGGCTCTGGATCTTTTCCTTCATAATGTGCAAATAATGTGTATGTTGGTAGTAACGTATTGCTATCAAAAACTTTTCTTGCAATTGGAGTTATTTTTTTTGCAAGTTCTGCCAAGATAGGAAGCCTATTATCTGCAACCACATACCTTGAGAAACCCTCTTGATATTCAAAAGATTTAGGGCTAGACACTTCTTTAAATAATTTTTCATAATCTTCCGAATCTAGAATATCATCGATTACTAGTGGCTCTTTCATCGCATCCAACTTACTACTGAATATCTTGTTCCAGATACAACTGGGCTTACGGAATGATTATAAACGTATGTTGATGGGAATAATATCATTTGATTTGCTTTTGGTTTGAGGCTAATATTAAATCTAGGAAAATTAATTTCTCCCCCAAAATAATCTTCATTTAAATAATACAATGTCGATATGCGTCTGTGGTAATCTGGGTGGTCATCTATATGGTTTGTAAAAAACTGCCCCTCTCCATATTTTAAAATTCCATAAGAATCATGCCAGGTTCTTCCAATTCCGAATGATTGCATATAATCTTTTTCAATTGGATCAAAATGTTCAAAAAATAAATTATTTAAGTTTGTAAAAAACAAAGAGGACATGTTAGAATTTTCAGTTTCATCTATTTTTCCAGAATAGGGCACCCCTATAGTCTTCGTATTTCTTGTCGTAGTATCTAATTTAACATCTTCTGAATTTTTAACAAATGCATCTTTCCATTCAATCTTAGCAGAAAGCATGCCTTCCTCAATATCATTATATAGATTTTCGCTATCTGAAATTACATCACTGTATAATACGATGCCAGGTGCTATTTCTTCTTTTAACATTTTACCATTTTCCAATCGGACAAACTGCTTTTTCTAATTTTGTTTTTGCTTTCATAAAACATCCACACTTTTTGCACTGAGTTGTTAGTTTGATTAGTTCTGGACATGCCTTGCAAATAGAAAATCTTTCTTTTGCTTTTTCTTTATCAGCCCACTCTGTTTCAGGATTTACTATATCCCAAGGTCTTGTTTCTCCAAGATTTTTTTTCCATTTTTGATACGGAGACTCGTTGTCTGACATTAGAACTACCCCTCTGTTGTTTTAAAAGTTATCTCTGGGCTACTACTAAGAGCAGCAATAATCATATCATTGTTGGAAACTCCAACGCAATATCCTATTCCTCCATAATACACGTTATCAACTAAAAAAGCAATAGACTCGCATCCTTCTGTACAAGGAGCCGTACAAGCAGGCTTGTGTTCTATTCCATCTGGGTGTACAAAAGATGAACCATTCCAGACGCTTTTTCTTGCTGGGAAATAATTTAAATTAGTTATATTTAAAACAGTTGGACTATTTGAAAGAGCATAACATTTATCATTTTGTAAAGGATCTATAGAGGTTCCATCAGAATTTACATCAATAGATAAAAAATGTATGGAATCTCCATCAATATTTGCAAAAAATTCTTTTCTCATGTTATCTATTATATCCTATCATCAGTCGTTACACCCAATAACATTTCCACAATTATCTGTAACTAAACAATATCCACCATTACATTGAGCATCTGGGTATCCTACGCAGAAGTTGTATCCACTACACGATGGTGTAGGAGTTGGTGTAGGGGTAGGGGCAGGATCTGGTGTTGGTGTAGGGGTAGGGGCAGGATCTGGTGTTGGTGTTGGCGTTGCTCTATAAGAACAGCAAACATATTGCTCACTGCTAGTTCCATTTGAATAATAAACAGTATCTAGTCTCTCTCCTCCTTCTGGGCAATATGGATCTGATACACATGTTCCAGTTGTTCTACTTATTTCTGTTACTTGTGTTGGAGTAGGTGTCGGAGTTGGTGTTGGTGTTGGTGTAGGTGTAGGAGTTGGAGTTGGTGTAGGCGTTGGCGTTGGGGTTGGGGTTGGCGTTGGTGTAACAGGTACGCAAGGACCTGTGTTTGGACAACTACCGCCAGTCCAACAGACATTTCTGTAACCTGAAGGACAACTATCGTCTTCTAGTACGCCACTTCGTACTGGGTCACAGTCAGAACACGGTGACGATCCACAGTTTCCATTTGCGGGAGAGCAAGGTAACGTTCCTGGCGTAGGTGTAGGAGTTGGCGTAGGTGTAGGAGTTGGCGTTGGAGTTGGTGTTGGCGTTGGTGTTGGAGTAGGCGTTGGTGTTGGTGTTGGACAACACTCATTGGTATTAGGATTAAATGTACCTGGGCATTGCTCTTCATTTGAAGCGTAGTAACATCCTGGGCCATAAGTCGGTGTCGGTGTCGGGGTCGGAGTTGGGGTTGGGGTTGGAGTCGGTGTTGGGGTTGGTGTTGGGTTACAACTTTGTGGTGATGTATAAACTCCGCCAGACAAATTACTTCCTGCTTCTAGAGCACAATATTGTTGTAGACCTGTTACTGCTGCTGCTGAATTAGCATATGATCCACTGACACCTTCACCGCTAGAGCAGCATCCGTAGTATGTAGTTCCTGGAGTTGGTGTAGGAGTAGGTGTTGGAGTAGGTGTTGGTGTTGGTGTTGTGTAAGAGCAGCATACATATTGTTCATCATTAGTTCCATCTGAATAGTAAATAGTATCCAGTCTCTCTCCTCCTTCTGGGCAATATACATCTGCTATACATGTTCCCATTGTTCTACTTATTTCTGTTTTTGGTGTTGGAGTAGGTGTTGGAGTTGGAGTA